AAAAAACGCAAAATAAAAAAAGTATATTTTTATAGTATAGAATAGGCGTACATTTTTTACTTTTTTACCAAACGTTGAAAATCAAATACTTAACTTAAATTTGCGTTTTTTTACTGGTAAAAATTATTTTTTAATATATTTTTTGTATATTTGCGTTTGTAACATCTAAGTAAATGCGGAAGTGCTTAGAAGTTTAAAAAAATTATCATAAAAGCCTTTGGTAAAAATGCCGTATCATTTGAGCCGTAAGGCTTTTTTTATTTTAAATCATTATACGGAATGAAAGTATCATTTTTTAAGGACATTAAATCAGTGTCCCCCCTCAAAGATGTAAACGCCTTAAAGGTTGTTGAAGAAATTAAAAGCGGTAAGTACAAAGAGCAAGTTTCACAAGTACGGTTAGAAACCGACAAAAAGAAAAGAAACGAATTAAAACAGAAATTACCCTATGTTACTTTTGCTGGTGTATTTTCAACACGTTCAAACAGCAACTTAAAAAAATCATCTGGTTTAGCCTGTTTTGATTTTGATGAGGTTTTGGATGTTGAAGAACTTAAAAGCAAGGTAAATGATGATAAATATACTTTAGCTTCATTTGTTAGTCCCTCAGGAAATGGTTTAAAAGTATTGGTTAAAATTCCTCTAGTTGACAATAACGACGATTACAAAGATTATTACGTAGAAATATCTAAACATTTTGAGCAATACCATAAAGCCGACGAGGGCACAAAGGATATAGCAAGGGCTTGTTATTTAAGCTACGATACTAATGCTTTTATAAATCCCGATAGCTTACTTTTTACCGATAAATTTTTAAGACCTTTACCTGTTCAAACTGAAATTATAAATATTCCAATATCGGATAAAAACGAAATTGCAGAAAGATTAGATAAATGGTTTAAAAAACGTTGGAATGCTACCAATAGGAATTGCAATCTTCATGCTTATGCGAGGCAAATGAACGCCTTTGGAGTTGATAAGTCAATATGTGAAGATTATTTATTTAGGTATGAGCAAAGCGATTTTAGGAGGGAGGAAATAAGTCAGTTAATCGATAGCGCTTACCGTTATTCTAATGAATTTGCAACAAGATTTTTTGAAGATAAAAAAAGAGTAACACAAATTAAAAATGTGGCTATTGCTGGAGAGAGTATCGACAAAATAAAAGATAAGTTTACAGATGTAAATCAGGAAGCTATTTTAAACGAATTTGAAAAGCATAAAAATCAAATCGTATTTGAGGACTTTTGGTTTTATTCCGAAAATGAAAAAATACAACTTGCTACTTACCGATTTTTACAATACTTAGAAGCTAATAAAATCTTTAAATTTTTTCCTGATAAAGAAAGCGGTAAATTTGACTTTGTAAAAACTACAAAAAATTTCATTGCTATATTTGAAGAAAGCAAAATTAAAGATTTTGTTTTATCGGATTTGCGCTCTAGGGGTTGTATTGATGCCTTTGAATTAATGGCCAACAATACAAGCTATTTTAACCCCAATTTTTTATCAATGGTTAAAAGTATTGATGTAACGTTTAACAAGGATGATGCTAATACTTCATATTTATATTACAAAAATGGTATTATAAAGACTACTAAGGACAAAATAGAACTACTTAAATACTCCGATATAACGGATTTAGTTTGGGAAAATCAAGTAATCGATAGAGTAATTGAATTAAACAATGAAAGTCAAGGAGTGTTTAAGACCTTTCTTTGGAAATTATCCGCCGAAAATGTAGAACGTTATTACACCCTTAAATCTGTAATAGGTTATTTAATGCACTCCTACCAAAATGAAGCAAAGCCAAAGAGTATTATTTTTAACGATGAAATGTTAAGCGATGACGTTGCAAATGGTGGATCAGGTAAAGGATTAATACACAAAGCTATTGGAAAAATTAAAAAGATAATTACAGAAGACGGAAAAAGTTTCGACCATAAAAGTCAATTCGCTTATCAAAGGGTTGCAAAAGATACACAAATATTTTTAATTGATGACGTGCCAAAAAACTTTGACTTTGAGAATTTATTTAGTGTAATTACTGAGGGGATGACCGTAGAGAAAAAGGGACAGGATGCGTATCAAATACCGTTTAAAGATAGTCCAAAAATATCCATTACAACAAATTACACCGTTAAAGGATTTAGCCCCAGCCATGAGCGTAGAGTGTTTGAAGTTGAAATCGCTAACTTTTTTAATGCTGAACATACACCGCAGGATGAATTTGGGCACTTGTTTTTCGTTGATTGGGATATTGAGGAATGGAAGAAGTTTGATAATTTTATGATTAGATGCGTTCAATTCTATTTGAAAAATGGTTTAGTGGCTTCTGAAAAAGTAAACTTAAAAGAGCGTAAATTTAGAAATGAAGTAGGTTTGGAATTTATCGAATTTATGGAAGCAAGGAGCGGACAATTTAACGGTGCGCCGATAAGCCGTAAAAAAATGCGAGAGGAATTTAATTCCGAATATCCTCAACTTGCAAGGTTTAATACACCGCAAAAATTTAATACTAAGGTAAAAGAGTACTGCAAATTTTACAATATCAATTTAGAGGAAAATAAATGTAATGGGGTTGTATGCTTTTACATTGGTGGAATAAATAATGGTAATACTAACAATGATTTATTAGTAGATGATGAAGAAGCACCTTTTTAATTTTTAGTAAATGAAAGAAATAATTTTAAGACCTTACCAACAACAAATAATCTCCGCCGTGGTTAACGAGTTGAAAAAACGCCAAAGATGTTGCGTTTCGTTAGCTACTGGCGGAGGCTGAATGGTAAAACAGTAGTATTTAGTCAGTTAATAAGTGAATTTTTAAAAGAGGGTAATAATTTTAAAATACTTATTTGCGTACACCGAGAGGAATTAGTGCACCAAACTTCAAAGACTTTACCTATTGAACATAATTTAATTATTCCAAATCATAAAAACAAGCAAAATTTAAACGTTACCGTTGCAATGGTCCAAACATTAAATAATAGAATTAAAAAAGGTTTGGTAAATATCAATGATTTTGATTTTGTAATAGTTGATGAATGCCATCGGGGGGAATTTATGAAAGTAATCGATAAATCTGTTTACAATAATAAATTAATCGGATTTACTGCAACGCCAAATTATGAAAAAATTGAAACTATAAAAATAGGTGGAGAAAAGTACAGACAAAAAGTGCCTTTAGCAAAGTATTACGATACATTAATTAAAGGCGTTGAAATTAACGAATTAATCGAGCAAGGGTATTTAGTGCAAGATGAAAACTTTACTTTATCAAATGAAGATTTAGGATTGTTACAAGAAGATGACAAAGGCGGTTATACTGATGAAAGTCAAAGTTTAGTGTTTGGATCCCCTAAAGCATTGCAAAATAGTTTAGATGTTTACAACGAATATTGTAAGGGTAAAAAAACAATTATTTTCAACTCGAATACTATTGTAAATAAAAAACTTTATAAATTAATGTTAGCAAATGGTGTAAATGCTAAAATGTACGACAGCAAAAATAGTGAAGAACACCGCTCGGAATTGATAGAATGGTTTAAAAATACTCCTGATGCCGTACTTTTAAACGTGCATATTTTTACAACTGGCTTTGATTGTACAGATGTTGAGGTTGTATTTTTGAATAAAAAAACTAAGTCAATAAACCTATTTTTACAAATGGTTGGTAGAGGTGGACGTATTACCGATAAAATATTTAAGCCAACTTTTAAAGTTATAGATTTAGGGGCTAACATTGAAGATTTTGGAAAATGGAGCGCCCCTCGAAATTGGGATTTTTATTTTACAGATAGTGAACGAAAAAAAGTTGGTAAACCTCAACCAGCTAAAACAAGGATTTGTCACGTTTGTGAAGCTATAAATTCGGCTAATAGTTTAACTTGCTTTAAATGTGGAGCTGAAAAAAGGTTTACAAATGGAAATAGCGTAGTAGGTATTCCAAAACGTGAGGGAAAATTCGTGTTACCTCCAGCTAATGCAGTTGTTGACTATTGCCAAAAAAATAATTTAACTACTTTACAAGCAACTAAAATTGTTTACGGATATTTGGTAGAAATGATAAAAGACTTTGATTATCATAAATTTGAAGTAGTGTTGTTAAATGGTAAACTTTACAAGCGATTAAAAGAAGTGTTAACACCTTACTATTTTGCTATTCAAAAAAGTGAGTTAGAGGGCAATCGAAATAGGCGTTTTGATACTTTTATTGATAATAGTATCGAGGCAATGAAAAAGTATTATTCAAATCAAATATAAAAATGGAAAAAACAGAAGACCAAATCCAAGCTGAAATCTTTAAATGGTTTCACAACGAGTATTGTACAAAATTTAGTAACCCTAGATGTTGCATTTTCGCAGTTCCAAACGGTGGACTACGTTCCAAGCACGAAGCAATGAAATTAAAATCAACAGGTGTTGTTGCTGGAGTTTCCGATCTGATCGTGCTATTACCTAACCGATGTTTATTCGTTGAGGTAAAGACTGAAATCGGAAGACAAAGCGACAAGCAAAAGGAATTTGAACAAATAGTTAAAAAATTAGGCTTTGAATATCAATTAGTTAGAAGTTTAAACGACTTTTTAACTTTCATTAACATATATATAAATTAAATTTAACTATATTTGTGTAAACAATTAAAACAATTAAAACTATGGAAAAATTAACAAAAATTCAAGCCGAGTTAAAAGCTCCTAAGGGGCAATATAACTCATTTGGTAATTACAAGTACCGCAGTTGTGAGGACATCCAAGAAGCGGTCAAACCTTTACTAAAAAAGTACAATGTTTCGCTAACCTTAAGCGACGATTTGCAAGTTATCGGAGAAAGGTACTACATTAAAGTAACTGCTGTATTAGTTTGTAATGAAACAAAAGAAATCGTATCGGTTACGTCCTTTGCTCGAGAAGAGGAAAACAAAAAAGGAATGGACGGTTCACAAGTTACAGGAGCATCTTCAAGTTATGCAAGAAAGTACGCTTTAAACGGTTTATTTTTAATTGATGATACAAAGGATAGCGACGCAACTAATAATGGTCTAGCAGAGCCTAAAAAGTTACCCAAACTAGAAGAAGCAAGATTTGTAAAGGCTTTAGAAAATATTAAAAAAGGTACGTATACCGTTGAGAAATTAAAAGCTAGTTTTGACTTAAGTAAAGAACAATTAAAACGTTTGTAGTATGGAAATATATAGAGTTTGCCAACAATATAACAGAGGGATACAAAAAATAAAAACTGATAAAATAAATCCTGACGGTACGTTTATTTATAAAAAGGTAACTAATAGATTTTATATTACTAAAAAAATAAATAACATCGAAAATAAAAATGATAACGAAAGTTGTTTTTTCTTAACTTATGAAGAAGCTAAAAATTATTTAATAAAATTAGCAAGTGCGGATATTGATAGAGCAAAAAAAATTATAGAAAAAGCAGAAAACACAATAAAACAATTATAATGGAAAATTTAACAGTAAGATGCTCCGAGTTATCAAAGTTGATGACAAAGGGGCGCAGTAAGTCCGAGCCATTGGGCGAAACAACCAAGAGTTATTTAATGCAAAAGGCAAAAGAAGACTTCTACGGCATTTTTGTTAACATTTCGACTAAATACATGGACAAAGGTATAATGAACGAAAATAAGGCAATAAAAATGCTTAATAACGTATATTTTACCGACTACTTTAAAAACGATGTACGTAAAACAAACGAATGGCTAACAGGGGAGTGCGATATATTGGCACCCGATAAGATTATCGATATTAAGTGCAGTTGGTCGTTCGATACGTTCCCAGCGTTTCAGGAAGAAGCTGAAAAAAGTGTAAAACAAAGTGGCTACGACTGGCAAATGCGAGGTTACATGATGTTATTTGACCGCCCTAAAGCTGAGGTTACTTACTGCTTGACTTCAACACCTGAGGAGCTACTAAGCAAGTTCGATGACGTTGCACTGCATAAGGTCGACCACATAAACCCAGCGTTAAGGGTAACGAGCGTAACAATCGAGCGAGATCTGGAAATAGAAGCACAAATGTATGAGCAGTACAAAATAGCAAACGAGTATTATCAATCATTAATTAATCAACTTAAAAACAAGTAAAAATGGAAATCAAGGGGAAAGTAGCCTTTATAGGCGAGAAACAGACAATTAGCGACAAATTTGCAAAACGTGAATTTGTATTGGAAACAGCTGAGCAGTACCCGCAACAAATCTTAATCCAAGCGACAAACGAGCGATGTGGCTTATTGGATAAAATTATTATAGGGCAAGAAGTTACTGCAAGTATTAACCTAAGGGGGCGTAAATGGACGGATAAAGACGGAAATGATAAGTATTTCAACACGATTGAAGCGTGGAAGATTAACTTTGGGGAGGCTAAAGCAAGTATTAACCAAGAAGATGACGGCGACGTGCCATTTTAATTATGGAAACAAAACTTGATAGAGCAGATTTATTGGCACTACTTAAAGGGGTAGTGCCTAATTGGGGGGCAATGGATAATCCTTTAGTTAAAAAAGCGGGTTGGTATTTCTGCGATTATGGGAATAGCCGTTGGAATAGCTTAGACAATCTAACAGATGAAGAACTATATGAGTGTTATTTAATATGTAAAAATAGTTGGAATAAATAATGAAAATACAAGCAAAACAATTAAGTAACCTTGTTGAGGACTGCAAGGAGCTTATAAAGGAATACATGGAAAAAAACAATTTGACAATAAACGCAATGGGTGTAAAGTGCAAGATACACCCAGCGCAGTTACATTTATTCCTGAGCGGTAAAGGGGGGTTAAATTTAACAACCATGCAGAAAATAGGGAGTGTGATAAGTAATAACTAACTTTATAGGTGGGGTAATTACTCCGCCTTTTTTTTATTAATTTTTTTCATTAACTTTGTAGCCTATGAACTTTTTTAAGAAAATAAAGGTAAAACGAGAATTAAAGGAAATCGAACAACAACTTGAAGCACTTAAGCAGATCAAGTTTTACGAAGCTTTGATTTTAGCCTTACCAACTGAACAGCTTAATGTAAGGGTTGGTTACATGGATTTTGTACTTGAAAAACACGATAAGTTAAAACCAACGGTTGATAAGATACTTATTGAGGAAATTAATAAACAGATTGAAAATTTAAAGGGTAAGTTATGAGCAAAGTAGGAGCGCCAAAAAATAATCTAAATGCTGAGAAATGGACTATTGAAGAAGCTACAAACCTATTCGATAAAGCCTTAACACTTTCTAAAGGTAAGGACTATGATTTTATAGGGGAAATAGCTTATGATTTAGATATTGATAAGGGTACTTTTGATTATTTAATTAATAAATTTCCCGAGTTAAAACCTTATAAACAAAGACTTTTGGCTAATTGTGAGGTAAATTGTTTTCGTAACATAAAAACTGAGTCCATAAATACTGCTGCGGGAATTATCAATTTAAAATCTAATCATGGGTGGACTGACCGCCAACAATTAGACCACACCACAAAAGGCAACGAAATAAACCAAACGCCGATTATAGTGGCGAACAAAGAAACCGCAGACGCTTTAGAGGAATTAAGAAAAAGATTTGAAGATGAAACTAACGAAGACGTTTCATAATACCCTAAGAGCC